CTATAACACCCCCAATATGCGCGGGCGCGCCACCTTCTTCACCGCCGCCGCGTCGCGCGCTTCGCACCGCGCGATAATGTCGAGCGCATCGCCGGTGCGCCCATTCGCCTTGTCGAGCTGCGCGGTTTGCGCGTCGCCAAAGGCTATCCAGTCTGCAACGGTGCGCCCGGCCGGCAGCGCCGCGCCTGGCACGGGGGCATGCCAGCTAGCGGGGATCAGCGTACTGCACGCACTGGGGATCGCCGCGATAGGCGGCGCGCCGGCACAGGCTGCGCAAGCCAGCAGCGCTGGCAACAGGATCGACAGGCGCGTCGGCGCCACGGGCATTACGGATCGCATCGTCATTCTCCCGGGTGATCGCGTCGCCGGCGGCATCGCCGGCCATGCGGTTGCCGATCATGTCGGCGGCGTCGTGCCCGCTGGCGATGGCGGCGCCGGCCTGGCCGGTGGCGAGCTTCGCGGCTGCCGTAGCGCTGCGCGCGGTACTGCAGGACCGCTGCACGAAAAGCGCGGCGAGCAGCGCCAGCAGCACCAGCGCAGCAAGGGCCCGCACGCCGTATCTGGTCAACCAGCCGGTCATTGCCCGCCCCCGATGGCGCGGGCAACGGCAGTGTCCTTGAGCGCGGTCGCCGTACCGCCGCCGGCGAGCAGCAACCCCATGCCCGTGCCGAACTCGATGATCGAAAAGCTGTGGTTGATGACGAGATGCGCGCCGGAATAACCGATGCCCGCCACGACGGAGAGGGCCCACAGGATGCGGGACACGTCCAGATGACCGCTGCTCGGCCCGCGCAGGAAGTTGAAGCTCATGCCGCGAACCTCCCCCACCACGGCGTTCCGGGGAGAAACGATGCCGTGCGATTGCGCCAGCCACCGCGATACTTCGCGTTGGACGGGTGGATGGCGATGATGCTGTCGTAAAAGGCGTTGCGGACCGCGCCGAATGCGCGCGCCGTCGCCTCCACACCGTGGTTCGCCAGGTAGCTCGAATAGAGCCGCGCGGTGTAAGGCCCGAGCTGGCCATCGTCATTGGCGCCGATCATGCGCTGCAACAGCCTGATCGCCTGCCCCGGGCCCGCGCCCCATCCCATATCGAGCACCGAGGCCACGGCCTGATCCCATGGCAGCACCGGGAAATGCGGCACCCGATAGAACAGGTCCATCCCGATCCGGACGGCCTCGTCGAGCGTCAGGGCCGCCATGTCGGCCGCCGATATCCGCGCCACGCCGCGCGCCTTGGCGAGCACGCTGCCCGTCACACCGAATTTCGAGCCCACCAGCTCGCCATGGTGCCAGTTGCCTGCGTCGTCCGGATCGGTCGACAAGCCCCCTTCATGAGCCTGGATGTATCCGCGAATGAAGTTTTCCGGTGTCATTTTTGCACCCTCGATTGTCTCTCTTGACGCCGGTCCACCGCGACGATCTTCGTCGCGACGTCCGTCGGCATCTGATCCTGACGGCGGTCAACGGCCTCCAGCCGCGCGACCCGGGCCAACGCCGCGTCGCGCTCACACACGAGAATGCGGTTTTCCTGCTCGAGGATGCCAACGCGTCGCTCGAGCCTGTCCACCTTCAGGCCCATGCGCCTGATCTCCGCCTGCATGTTCTTGAACAGAACGTTCATCGCTTCGGCCTCGACGGGGATCGCCTCGTTCTCGGCACGCTTCCGATCGGGAATGCCTCGGATCCACCAGACGGCGATGCCGCCGGCCAGCACCAGTAGGATACCGCAAATGCCAAGGCTGCTGATCTTGAACGGCTCGATGCCAAACACGCCGGTCATTGGCGCAATACTCCTTGGTTGCCAGCGCCCGTTGTGGTCTTGCAGGGGTCGACGCGCATCTTGCCGCCCTAGTTCAAGAGCTTCAGCACGCCCCAGATGGCCTGCGCGCTGCCACTACCATCAGGATGAATCACGTCCGGATGCCGGTAAATGAATCCGTCGTCGGGTCGGGCAGCGCGCCAGAAGCCATCGCCGGAAGGACCTTCCTTCACATAGTAGACGCCGTTAATTACACCGAACGCTCCCGCCGCCTTCGTCAGGTCGACCTTCATGGCGGCGTAGCTCGCATAGGTGACGGCGGAAGCCGCAAGTAAGTCGGAGCGCGGCGCGAGCGTACGCGCGTAAGCGGTAATCGGATCGTTCGCTACGTTGGTGGCGGCGACATAGATTCGCGACGCTTCGCGACCAGAGAAAGCAGTAATCTGCGCCTCGGCGAGCAAAAGCCAGTTTTTCCGCTGGCGAAAAGTTGTGGCGTAACTTGACGGCAAAGCTCCAGCATCGACCGGCCCTGCGAGCGCCGGATGAATGACAACCTTAGTGTTTGTCGTCGCTGCAAGGATTGACGCAATCATGAACTCTGTCGTCGCGACGACTCCAGCCGACGCGCCGCGCGCGCCGGCATCGGTGAGCGACGGGCCGACTTCGACCTGGCCGCCCTCAATCACGACGATGTCGGGCTCGCTCCGGCCCGACGCCATGATCTGTGCCGCGATCGTCGAGTTTGCGAGGAACGTCGCAAAGTTGAAGTCGGTGCCGCTATAAAATGGATTGGCCACGCCACCAGCCAAAGCGCCACGCCAACCGCTCAACGGAAAGGCGCTGATCGCTTCGAAGAACCCCGGCGAAGCACCCTTCGTCCCAACAAACGAAAGGTTAGTTACTGCTTGACCAGCCTCGATCGCTCGCAGCGCCGCTACTAAGTTGATGCCAATGCTATCGCCCAATACAAGAATGAGGCGCCGGCCAGAGGCATTCGAAGCGGGCGACGCGATGAAATCGCAGGTCCGGCTATCGAGTGCTACCTGGCCTTGACCCGAGGTTAGCGTCAGCGTGCTTGTGCCGCTGCTCGTCGGCGCGAACCGGATACGCTCCTCTAACAGTCCGCTTCCGGCTGGCACGGCCATACCCGACCATGAGCCTGCCAATTGCATCCGATCACCGCGGCGGAGCGAGATGAAATCATAGTAGATGCTCGACACCTGTCCGACCGTCATGTGAACCTTTTTCGGCAACATGTTCAGCGTCGCCAGTTCATCGACTTGAGCAGCAGCCCCGATAGCGAGTTGGCTCGACGAAGTATTATAAGTGTCGATTGGATTGGTGAGCGCGAGGAAGTCGCACCCGGCCACGTTCGTTGCCGCGCCCCATACCCCTTCACTGCCGCCCGATATCGCATAGGCAACCGGGAAATCAGGGTCGACGGGGAAGGTGTTCGTCGCCAGCGGGAGGAACAATGGACTGCCCATCGAACCGTCCGCGTTTGTCTGGTAAACGCGGACGCACCATTTATCGTCCAGATCGCTGGGGGTTACGGACCGCGAAGCACCGGTCAGAGGATCGCGCAAAGCGATGATCGCCTGTCCGGCGGTGTTCGCGGCGGTGTTGACTGTGATTGACCCCCGCGCGATCATCCTACCATTGGCCGGGTGAGCGCCCGACGCGGTGGTGCTGGTCGATATCTCGGCAAAGAAATATAGCGGCTGCTTGCCGACACCCGCGCCCCAGTCGAGAGCCACTCGAACGGCGTTGAAGCTGGCCGGTGCGGAGGCCTTCAGTTGTGACTGCGCGTAGCCCGAGCGCGACAAATTCTGCGTCGTGCCAGTCGATTGGATGAGGACAACGGTCAGAGCGTCATAAGAAACGCCCTTCAAGATCATCCCGTTCGCAATAGCGCTCTCAGTCTCCATGCGCTGCAAGCGGTTGCGCGCCCGCGGAACAATCTGATTGTCGACTGGTGCGCCTGGGATGCTGGTCTTGTGCCCCCAGAGCGCGTGAATGTAGAACTGCGCGGCATAATTAAAATTAGTGCCGTTGAATGTCAGGCGAGTGCAGCCCGGAGGGATCGCGATGTCAGCGGAAAGAAAAGTTCGCGGTGTCGTATCATGCGGTGACGCCGCGCTGACGGTGAAGATCGGCTGGGTCCCAAGCGAGTTGGCGCCTCTCCCGTAAAAGCCTACCGAGCCAACAATCTGCCCGTTCGCCGTCGCGCCTGATGCGCGCGATATAATTGCACCCACGCGCACCACGTCGCCCGGTACAATTCCCTGATTCTCCAAATATATATTAATATCCGCGGTGTTGTTGGATGCGAATGAAAGATACTTACCGTCAGGATAGGTCGCCGAGGCAGGCGGTGTATTGACGACAATGTTAGCATGATAAGCTGCATAGACGACGCCATCCGACCCACGGAAGCTTCCGCCCGAAACGGCCTGCGAAAAAAGTGGGTCCGGAAAGATGGTTTGCCGTCCCTTGGCGGTGATCAATTCATCGACCACCGCCTTGAGATAAAGAGACGGCACGGCGGCGCTGTTGCTGGTCGGTGCGCCTCCAGTATTGACAATTCTGTCGAGTGTTCGGCCATCGGCTGACGTCGCCCAATAGCCCTGCCCCGCCCCAAAATAGAGCCCGCCGGCAAGCGTGACCGTCGCGCTACCGCCATTGGCGAGCACGACCGTAGGCATCGTCGGCATGCCCGCGCCGATAAACAGCCCGCCGAACAGCATCCGCACATTGGTCACCGCCCCACCGACGACATCGTAGAGAATCTGCGGGTTATAGGTCAGCGTCCCGCCGGTGAACGTCGCTGCGTTGTTGACGCTGTTCGCCCCGCCCGAGCCGCCTGTGAAGCTGAACGAGATCGCGCCCTTGGGGATGTTGCCGCCGACATGCGCGGTGTTCGGAAACACGCCGAGCGTCACCGCCGCCGCGACGACCGCGTTGACCGCCGGCAGGTTGTTCGCGACCGCGTCGAGGTTGGCGAGATCGTTCGCCACCGCGACCAGGGCGTTGTGATCGTTCGCGACCTGCGCCACGTTGGCGGAGATCGCCGCGACCGCCGAGACGTTCGCCGCGCTCGATGCCACGGTGTTGATATCGGCGATGTTCGTGGCGACCGTTCCGATGGTGTTCGAGCCGGAAAGATTTGCGGCGACGCTGTCGATCGAGCCGATATTGTCGGCGAGCAGCACAATGTCGCCCTCCACGCCCGCCAGCGTTTCCAGCGCCTGTGCCGAAATGTCGAAAACGGCCGGTGGAGCGCCTTCAGCGATCGCGCCAAATCCGAGCAGCTTGTCGGCGCGCGCGGCGGCGGAGGGCAAAGCCATGTCGGCAGTGTCGCCGGTCGGCGCCTTGACCGCCCGCGTCGCCTGGTCCCGCGTCACCAGCGCGCGCACCGTCTGGCGGCGGTTGATCGTGTTGACCGTGGCGAGATTGTACGCGCCTTCATTCTCGAACGCGCTGTCCTGCAGATAGTCCGGGCTCGAACGCAGCACGATCCGCGCGCCGCTGGCCGGCGGTGTCGCGAAGGTCACCGTGCCGCCGACATCGGCCAGCGTGACGGCAAAGCCCGCGGACTGTGCCACACCGTCCAGCTCGACCACCACCTCGGCCGGCGTGATCGCCGTGAAGCCGAAAGCGAACGCCGCCTGCACGCCGTTGCCGATATATGGGCCGCTCTCGATGTCCGGACTGATTGCCACGCGCACTGCCTCCTTTGCGAATGGCAGCGAAATAAAGCGTGGGGCGAGTCGGTTGAATCAGGATGAGCGGCGCAAGAGGGATTCCTGGTCCGGGATCGGAAAGACGCTCAGCCGACCATCATGACGAACCCCGCGTCCCCCTCCGGGCGACCTGCGGGCGCACGGGTAGATTCCCATTTTTATATTCTTATCTTCTTGTTCTATGTCGCGCCGGTGTCGCGCGCCTGTCGCGATCCGCGTCGCGCCGGCGGTCGCGCGCGCTGTCACGGAACGGCATCACATCCTGGGCGATGCTCAAAAAACTGCTTGATATTCAGTTGGATGGGAAAATTTGATCACGCCGCAGCTGTCGCGACGCTTGTCGCGCGCGGCAGATCATCGCCGTCGCGGATTTTGCTGCGCTTCGCCCCGGATTTTCCGACATTCCATTCGAACGGGAACCGCGCCGGCATTGCCCGCAAAGGGCGATTCAGGCCACGGCCGATGCCTCGTGGATCGACGGCCTCCGCCGCGAGCGAAGCCGGCTCTTGAGCGCGAGCGCAGGCTTCTCGACGAAGTGCCATGACAGCATCGCCAGCGGCATGGTCAGGCCCCAGGCGAGCATGAAGCTGGGAAACACCGCCATCGGCCCGAAACGCCACACCAGCGTCTGCTGCACGGCATAGGCATAGATGTAGACCCCGTAGGAATAATCGGGCCCATCGCACCAGCGTTCGATCACCAGCGGCGGATAATAGGCCACGAACAGCACGGCATAAGCGAGCCAGAGCGGCAGCAGCAGCGCCGACTGCGTCGCCACACCAACGACCAGCATCAGGAGCGACAGGCCGGCGAGGATCGGCCAGGACAAGGTGATGCGATCACGATAGCGATAGGCGGCGACACCGGCGTGGAAGATTGCGACGAAACGGATGCCGAGGGCCAGAAACCGGTCCATTTCCCAGACGTTCAGCGCCATCGCGGCATAGGCCAGACCGATCCCGCACAGCACGACCGGATAGACCCTGCCCAGCCCGCGCACGAAGTACAGGCCGAGCAATGAGGCATACATCCACAGCTCCCATGGCAGCGTCCAGAGGGAGGCATTCACGACGCCCGGATAGGGCAGATGGGCAAAGGTGCCGGGCAGCCCCGGCGTAAAGCGCCAGGGGCTTGCCATCGTGCCGTTGAAAAGGATGAAACGGTAAAGCCAGGTGTCGCGGAAATAGGCACCGATACCGAGGTCGGTCACCACCGGCCCAAGCAGCAACGCCATGACCAGCACGGCACAGATCAGCCCGGGATAGATCCGCAAGCCTCGCGACAGCAGGAAGTCGACCGGATCACGGCCGCGCATCAGGCTGCGACCGACGAGGAATCCGCTGGCGACGAAGAAGATGTCCACCGCCAGCGCCCCGCAATCAACCCCGGTCAGCGCTCCGAGCGGCTCGAGCGCGAGCGCGCCGATACCGAGATTGACGATATAGCTATGCGAAAAGATCACCGCGCTGGCGGCGACCAGGCGAATGATCCGCAGGTTGTTGCGCCGGCTGTCCGCCAGCGTGTCGAGACGATACCCCATCGCAGCCTTCATTAGCGAACGCTCGACAGCGCGCTAGACCATGGCCGCGATTTTGTACGCTCACTACCATCCCTTCGGGCCGCCTTGCTTGGCCTTGCTGACCTCCCCCGATCCGCCGAACTGCGACGCCCCGCCCAGCGCCGTGCCCAGCCCGCTGAAGATCCCCTGCATCAACGCGCCGCTCGCCTTGGCCCGGTTTGCCGCCGCCTGGCTGCGATAATTCCACCCGTCGATGTCATAGCCGCGCGTGCGCTGATATCCAGCCTTGTAGATCTGGCCGACATCTTCGGCACCGATCATCGCGGTGTCGCGCTGCACATCGACCGGCGAGCCGAAGTTCAGATCGACGCCATTCGCCGCCATCGCGGCCTGCTGCTTGCCCTGGGTGTCGGAAAGCTGTCGATAGCGACGCTGCGCCTCGAGATTGGTGTTGTCGATCGAGTCGCGCGCCTGATCGCTGGCCAGCCGGTTGTTCTGGTCGTCGATCTGCGCCTGATAGCGATATTGCTGCGCCTGGCCGATACCATTGAGCACCTGACCGGCGGCGGTCACCGCGGTGGCGGCGACGGCGAGGACGGGCGGGCACATCAGTGCCGCTCCGCGTGAAAGAGCCTGAAGGCGACAGTTCCGATCATCATAGTCTCCGTATCGAGAGTGAAACCCCAGCGCCGCAGCAGGCGGATGGCACGGACATTGTCCGCCGCCACCAGGTTCGAAAGCCGCGGCGCCACCGCGAACATCGCGGCAATGAAGCCTGGCCCGCATCGCAGCATGGCACGGGGACAGGCGTAGATCGCATCGCTGCCGAGCATCCACGGCCGGCCCTCCCCGCCCAGCGCGCTGGTCACGACGAGCCCGAACATCGCCTCCGCCCGCCCGTCGACCAGTGCGGCCCAGGCCGGGGAGGACGAGGTAAGGCCGGCGCGCAATGCCTGTTTCGGACTGTGGCCCAGCGCGGCGCATTCAACGCGGTCGGCCATGCGCATGCGCGTGGCGATCGGGCCGACATGGGCGAGGCTGGCGGGCAGGATGGTGATCTTCTTCCCCTCTCCCTGTGGGAGAGGGGCAAGCTGCGCAGCAGCGCGGGGTGAGGGCAGGTACACTGCCCTGCCCTCACCCTCCCGCCGCTTCGCGGCTCCTTCCCTCTCCCACAGGGAGAGGGATTTCAGCGCGCCATTCATTCCGACACCGACGGGTCGAGGTACACCCCGGTCACCGTCATCGGCAGCGGGTCGTCGGAGCGCACGACCAGCCGCGCGCCACCGTTGATTGCCGGCCGCAACCACGTCTCCTGCAATCCGTTCTTTAGCGCATTCGGCGCGCCCGGGAGCTCGATGGACCGTGCGCGCAGCGGTTCCAGGTTGGCATCGTCCGGCCCGGCTTTCAGCCCGCGGCTGTCGATCACCCGCACCACCGCCTTGGCCTGGGTCTGGGGCTTGGCGACCGTCCAGCCCTGTTGCCCCTGGACGGCGAGCGGCAACGTCTCGATCGTGGCGCTGAACGGCAGGCCGGCGCACACCTTGGTCGCATCGAACGGCAACGTCGCCGTGCCGCCGCTCACCACCAGCCCCGACACGACATTGCCATCGGCCAGCGCCGAGATCGTCCGCCCCTCGAGATGGTCGAGGTTGCGCAGCACGCGCGCCGGCGGGTCGAACAGATAGGACACCGCACTGTCGAGGAAGCAGCTATCCTCGACCGCGCCCCAGCGCGCCGCGGCCATGCGCTCGATCAGCAGCTTTTCGCCGCGCCGCACGGTCAGATACAGCCGGTCCTCCGAGCCTTCCGATACCACGCAAACGCTCTCGACCAGCCCGTCGGTCTCGCAGATGGTCCATCCCCACACCTGCTGTTCCTGTTCCCAGGTGAAGCACAGCAGCTTGCCGTCGCTGCGCACCGCCCAGATCAGCGAGCGCGGCTCCTGCGCATAGGCCCAGCTGACGATGTCGAACCCGCGAAACAGGTGCGGCGAGAAGATCGTCACATCGTTGCTGTCGATGCTGTCCGTCTGGAACTGGTAACCGAGCGTACGCACGCCGTTGCCGATGCTGGTCTGGTAGAAGCAGACGCTGTCGACCACCAGCGGCGACAGGCGCGAGGCACCGCGCCCGTTCTGCCGCCGCACGACGAAATCGGTCGCCGAGATATAGCCGCTCTGCCCGCCTTCGATCTTGAAGATCGCATCGCTGGTCAGCGCGAGCAGATTGTTCATCGACACCAGTTGATTGACCGCATTCACGCGCCCCGCGACGAGCGCGAAGGTCAGCCCGTCCGAGGCCTTGATCGGTCGCGACACATCCATGTTCTCGAAACTGCCGGAACGCGAGCCCCAGATCGCGTTGGGATGGTTGTTCGACCGGCCCCATAGCAACCGCTGCTCGAAGAAGGTGACGGTCGAGGGATAATCGCCGGCCGTGTCGAAAGGGCTGGTGCCGACGGGCGGGCCATCCGCATAATCGGGCCCGATATTGTCGTCGCGAAAACTGGTGTCGGCGGTGTTGCCGATATAGCCCAGCTCTTGCGTGTTATCGGCCTTGTAGATGCGATAGCGCGTCGCGCCTGCCACCGCGGTCCAGCCCAGCACATTGTAATTGCGCTTGAGCGTCAGGTCGTTGGTCGCGCTCGCCCGCGACGAGGCCCGGCTCTCCTGCCCGCTGACATCGTCGATCGCCGTGACGACGTAGCTGGCCGGCTGCGGGAAATAGGAATCGCCGCTGGTCACCGAATTACCGGTCACCGGCGTCACGCCAAGCCCGGCCGGCGCGGCCAGCGTCGGCGCGAAGGCGATGTCGGCGAAGGTCCAGTCGGTGTGCCCCGCGCGCGTCAATTTGGTCGGCTTGTGGTCGAGATGCGCCAGATACATGACGTTGGCCGATTGCTCGAAGTCGACCTCGGCCAGTTCCGCGCCGTTGAACGGCGAGCCCGTGCGATAGATGCGTGCGACACTCATTCGTCGGGCATCCTTTCCTTGATATTGTGCGAGAGGATGCCGGCCGAGACATAGGTGTGTGCGCCGGCGACGGTGATCTTCGCTACCCAGGCCTTGCCGTCGGGGCGGCCGATCTCCCCCATCCGCACCCAGGCATCGCCAGCCCACAGGCGATGGTCGCGCGTCGCGCGGATCGCGGCCCCGTCGACCTCGGCGCGCCACACCGGTTCATAGGCGAAGCCGATCGCGCTTACCGGCCACTCGCCCCATTTGTGCGTCACCTCATGCCGCGTCCGCAGCATCGTGCCGACCTTGAGGAAGCGCGCGGCGATCTCCTCGCCGCTGGCAAGGAGGATCGGGGTTTCGTCGTCGACGCAATAGCCTCCGCCTCCCCCGCCACCGCCAGTCGGCGGCGGCGCGGGCGTCGGCGTGGGCGGCGGGACCGGGGGTGGCGGCGGTGGTGGCGGTGGTGTCGCGGTGCGCGTAATGCCGCCGCCATCGCCCGTGAATGCGCCGAAGCCGGTCGAATCCACGTCGACGGTGAAGTGGCCGCTGTCGCCGACGGCGGTCACCCGGCCGATCCGTCCGTTGAGTTCGGTCGTTCCCGCAATCTCGTCGAAATAGACCTGATCGCCCACGGCATAATCGTGATAGGCGGCCGCGATCGTCGTGGTTGCGCCGCGCGTCACGCCGGTGATCGTCAGGCGATCCTCGATCACCAGGCCGCCATTGGCGGCGGGCCGCATATAGCCCTGGCCCATTTCCAGCACATAAGTTTGCGTCAGCGAGAACTGGAACGGCATCAGCCGCACGCCCTGATCGGCATAGACCTCGGCGACCAGGCGTGTGCCCGGCCGCTTGGTCACGCCGCCATATTTGAGCAGGATGACGTTGTCGGCGCGCCTGAGGCCGCTGGCATAGGCGGCGACGTCGATCCGCGCGACCAGCTCGTCGGAAATGACGCCCTTGGAGAAATTGGCCTGGCCGCTGCGCAGTGTCATCAGCGCACCCGGCGGCCAGGGGCCGCCCCCAGCCGCACGAGCGCAACCGTGTCATCGCTGAAGACATCGTGCTGAGGCTGGCGGTTGCGGTCCTCGGCAACCGCCCGCTGGAAGGCGATCTCGGCCTGCTGCAACAACTGCCCCTTGATCTCGCGGCTGTCACGGATCGGCACGGCGAGGCGGGCTGCCAGTGCATAGGTCAGCGCGTCGATGAACGACCCCGACATCTCGCCCTCCGTGATGTCGCTCGCAACATATTCCAGCACGGCGTTGCCGAGTTGGGTGTAGAGCGTCCGGTTCTCGACGATGAAGTCCGACGTGCCGCCATCCGCCGTTACCAGCCGCAACGACGTCGCGCAGTCTGCCGGCAGGATATAGGCACGCGCCCACTCCGCCGCGCGGTCGTTGTCCGCCAGTTCGGCCAGCGAGGCGCGACGGTTGGCGAAAGCCCAGTCGTACCGCTCGAGCAGGATCCGCAGACACTGCGGATAATAGCGCGCGCACTCGCGCGCCTCGAGCGTGTCCTCGGCGATATCGACGATCGGTGCCGTGCGAAGTTCGCCCAGCGCCAGGTTGCAGGTGGAGAGGCTGATTGTCATGTCCGCGGGCTTAGCCGCGTGCGCCACCTGGTTGAATCAGGCCATGCTTGACATGCACGGAACCCTGGCCCCTCTTGGGCGATTGTCATCGCTCCGTCACACAGGACTGCCGCCCGTGCCCATCGCCTCTGCCAACGGCGTCGAACTCTTTTATGAAGAAGCCGGCAACCCGGCCGATCCGACGGTCCTGCTCGTCATGGGACTGGGTACCCAACTGATCGCCTGGCCTGACCCGTTCGTCGAAGGGCTTGCGGCACGGGGCTTCCACGTCGTCGCCTTCGACAATCGCGATATCGGGCTGTCGACCCATCTGCATGGTGCCACGGCCATCAACCCGGTCTGGGCGCTGCTCGCGACCAGATTGGGGCTGCGCTTCCCGCTCGCTTATGGCTTGAGCGACATGGCTGCGGATGCGGTCGGCCTGCTCGACGCATTGGGTATCGACCGGGCGCATATCGTCGGCGCGTCGATGGGCGGCATGATCGCGCAGCACGTCGCCGCCAATCGACCCGAGCGGGTGCTCAGCCTGACCTCGGTCATGTCGTCGAGCGGCGCGCCCGGCCTTCCCGGGCCGACGCCGGCGCTGCGCAAATTGCTGATGGCCAGTCGACCGGCGCGGCCGAGCCGCGAAGACGCGGTCGCCGCCGGGATCGAGATCTTGCGCGCCATCTCCTATCCCGACGAGGCACGCGAGGCCGATGCGTTTGAAACCATGGCCGGTCGCGCCTTCGATCGCAGCTACGATCCGGTCGGCGCGCGACGTCAGCTGCTCGCCATCCTTGCCGATCGTGATCGCGCGAGTCGCATCGCCGCGATCGCCGCGCCGACTTTGGTGATCCACGGTGCCGCCGATCCGCTCGTCCCGCTCGCCAACGGCGAAGACACCGCGCGCCGGATTCCCGGTGCACGGCTCGAGGTCATCGATGCGATGGCGCATGATCTGCCGCCGTCGCAGGTGGAAGCGATGGTCGATTTGATCGCCCGCCATGCCGGCGGCGTGGATACGATCAGCCAGGCCGCCTAGAGCCGGCTGCCGGCGCGTAGAACCGTGATCAAAAGAGGGGGAACGGACGAGAATGGTCCGTTCCCCCAAGGGGCCGTCAGCGCTCCGTGCGCAACCGCGAGGCGCTATCCGCCGGTACCCAGGCAGCACCGCGGGGCGCGGCGGTGGTAAAGCGTACGCCGGCAGGATGCAGTACGCCGTCGGCATACACGTCGTGCGGCGCGGTCCAGCTTCGCGCGGCGCGCGCCGCTGCAGGCTCAGCCATTGGTCTGCAGGCCCGCAGCGATTCCGGCGGTGACCTTGCCCGTGGTGGGCGTGGTGCCAGCCAGCGTGTATTTCAACCGGACATAGCGTTCGGCCGTCCCGATCGGCAGGGCATCGGGCAACAGATGCCGGGCACCCGACTGCAGATCGGCGAGCGCATAGGTCGGCGAGCTGAACACGGTGGTCGGCGTCGAGAAGCCGCTATTGTCGTCGGTCTCGACCGTCACGGTGATCGAGGTGAGGTTGTTGAAATTCTCGACCACGCGGATCGCGATCGGCACCGTCGCGCCCCTGCCCACGTCACGGGCGATGGCAGTTGCGGCGCCGAACACCGTCCCGGTCTGGCCGAGATCGATGATGTTGGTCGAGGCCGCGGTGGCGGTGACGGCCTGCGCGGCCGAGAACAGAGTGGTTGCATCCAGGATCATGGTTCTTCTCCGATTTCTTAGCTGACGAGCCCTTCGGCGTTGATGAGCGCGTCGGTCTCGCGGATCGGGATGCCGCGGTAGGACATCACCTCCTTGCCCTCGAGTTCCATCGGCGTCAGGCGCACGAAGCTGTCGACCGCGCCCTTGTTGGTGGCGAGCGCGTCGAGTGCCTCGAGCATGTCGCGGTTCATGTAGATGACCGTGCGGCCGACCGCCGGCACGTCGCTCATCTTCACCGCACGACGCGCCTGCAGCTTGTAATAGGCCTTGCGCATGAACTTGTAGAGGTCGACCGTGCCCGCCGACACGTCGCTGACGTCGATGTTGGCGATCCGCGCGTTGAAGCGCCAGTCGCGCACCGCGACGCCGACATGCTGCCGGAACAGTTCTTCCTTGACGTAGTAGACCGCGCCATTGCCATCGAGCGTGCGCTGCTCGCCCTTGTCCTCGCGCGTCACGCCGGCCTTGGTGCCCTTGGGATGGAGCAGCGTGGTATAGGCGTCGCCGTGGGTGACGAACCAGATCGAGGTATTGTCGCTGCCCGCACCGCCGGCATTGACGATCTGGTTGCCGGCACCGCCGCCGCCGATCTTGCCGTAACGGGCGGCGAGACCCTTGAAGCGTTCGGGCGTGGTCGCGGTGTCGTGGTAGAAGAAGCCCTTCTGGACCTCCTGTGCCATCGCCTCGAGATAACCGCGCGCCTCGTTCAGGCGCACCGCCGCCGGGTTGGGCGAGATGTCGAGCAGCCGGGTGTCGACGGTCGACAAGCCTTCGACGAAGCCGGTCGTGTCGTCGACCTGCTGCGTGGTCGACTTGGACTGCGGAATGCCCTGGTAGAGCATGCCCCAGGTGACGGTCGGCAGGCCGGTGCGGATCATGTGGCGGTGGAACGTGCCCATGTTGCATTCGGCGGTGACCGCGTCTTCCATCAGCGGGTTGAGCTGCCGCAGCACCTCAACCACCTCGCCGAGCTGGGCATCCTGCCCGCCGGCCGATTTGTACATGTCGATGAGATTCAGGAACGTGTTGCCGATCGTGGCCATGGCTTACTGCCCTCCTTTGGGCTGGTCGTGGGGATAGAGCGTCTCCGCTCGGTCGCGCCGGGTGCGCGGGATGCCGCCGCCGAGGACGAAATCATTGTCCTCGGAGACAGCCTTGCCGACCTTGACGAAGGCACGGATCATATCAGGATGGTTGCCCAGCCCACTCTCGTCGAGCAGGTTGCGGAACGCAGATCCCCTGGTGAAACCCAGCCGGTCGAGCGCCGAGGCGGCGGTGGCGATGGTGTCGCCCCACTTCGCCCCGCCGATCTCCGGGTCGGCGCGCGCGGCATCGAGCCACGCCTTGCGCTCGGCCTGGACATGGCTGAGCAGCTGGCGGTTGGCCTGGTCCTGCACGCGCTGCGCGAACTGCGCCGCGACCGGCATCAATTTGTTGGCCGCGGCGTTGGACAGGCCGAGTTCGCGGAACACCGGCGTCGCCTCGGCGATCGCCCCGGCATCCAGCGCCAGCCCCTCGGGCGACGTCAGCGCATAGGCTTCGGGCACGCCGTCGTCGTCGAAACTACCGCCGGGCACCCCGCCCTCCTCGCCGAGCGCGGTGGGCGTGAAGGCATCGAAATCGTCGTGGAGCCCGGCGTCGGCGACGAGGCTGCCGACGTCAGTCGGCGGCGCTTCCGTCATCGTCGCCGAGCTCGGCATAGGCATCAAATCGTCGGTCACTTGCTTTCTCCTTGATCGCCATTTGCGCCGCTTCGCCCAGCGTTTGAATCAAGCTGAACACCGGCACCCCGCCCGGCACCTGCGCCGGCTGCATCGCCTCGAAAGCGTGCAGCAGTTCGAGCGCCAGGCTGCGTCGCCCGGCGAGGAACAGGTGTCGGCCGTCGGCCTGGCTGGCGGCGGGATCGAACACCCCGCCGGCGCGGATCACCGCGAACAGCAGCCGCCGGAACGCCGGGTTTTCGATCAGGACGGTGGCGTCGGTGCGGTCGATCATCCCACCGGATTAACGGGATGGCCGGTTTGTTGAATCACGCCGTCAGCCGGCGCCCCGCATATCGCCACCTCCGAGCATGCCTGACTTCTGCGCCGCTTCGCTCAGCAACCTCGCGGCATCGGCGCCGCGCTGCATCGGCTGCGCCAGCGACGCCATCTTCTCCATCTGCTGTTCCTGGTCGCGCTTGTCGCGCAGCGCCTGCGCGTCGCTGACCGAACGGATGATCTTGGGCGGTGCGCCCGCGCGATCGGCATAGTCGTCGATCACCGCATCGATATCGAGCCGGTCGCTCGCCTCAGGGAATTGCGCCGCCAGGCTGCCGACGAACGACACGGTGCGTTCGATCTGGCCAAGCCCGACCATGCGCTGCATCTGCGCCAGGATCGACACGAAATCGACCTTCACCGGCACGCCCTGCAGATGCTCCGGCGCCGGGGGCAGCATCTGCTTGCGCGCCATGATCGCGAAGGTGCGGTCGATCGCCACTTGCAGCTTTTCGGCATTGACCCGCTCGATCACGGGGCCGAGCTGGGTCAGCTTCTCCTCGTTGCGGCTGGCGATCTCCTCGATATTGCGCGGCTGGATGCCCTGCATGTTGGTGATCGCCATGAACAGATCGGCATAGGTCAGCCGGTCGACCGCCTCCGAGCAGCGTTGCACGTCGTCCATGATCGCGCCGATCGCCGCCGGGTTGATCTGGTAGGGCACCACGACATGCTGTGCGTCGATCTGGCTCGCGGTCACGACATTGCCCGCCTCGCCGGTCAGCTTGACGCTGGCCGGCACGATCTTCTCCGGCTTGACCAGGAAAGCCGTCGCCTGGGTTTTCCGCCGGGTCTGCAATTGCAGTTCGCGCATGTCGGGCAGCGAATCGAATCCCGGCCCGGTGCCATAGGTGTCGCCGCCGATCGTATCCCAGCGCGGCGCCCAGAAGGGCTGCTCGTCATACCCCTCCGCGCGCAGCACGCGCGTCGCGTCGCCGTCATTCTCGTCCCAATAGACCGAGCGCCATGCCTTGCCGTGCGCGTTCAACGCCCCCGGCACCGGCGCGTCATTGGGCTCGATCGCGTGCAGCACCGGCACCTGATCGTCATAGCGCCCGCAATCATATGCCGTGCGTACGAAGCTCGAGACATGCTCCAGCCCGAACGAACTTACCGCCTGCACAACGCTCATCGGCGCGCGGCGATAGAGCGTGTCGGCGACCGCCGCGTTGAACAGCGCGATCCAGTATTCGCCGGCGGTCAGCGCATGGCACACCGCGCCGGCGCGGGGATGGTCGATCATCACGCAGGCCTCGGTGCCGAACATGCCCATCTCGGCATATCCCGACTTCACCGCGCCGTAGAAATTGGTGCCGGCAAGGAAAGCGTACATCCGCCGCTCGACCTCGGCGAGCCAGGTCTTGACCTCGCTGTCGTCGCCCAGATCGGTGTCGTACGGCGCCAACCGGAACCATGGCCGCGACGGCGACGACAGGCCGCTCGTCATGCCGCCGGTCAGCGTGCGGAAACTCAAGATGCCATGGCTGTTGTACACGGACCTGTTGGCGCGGCGAAAATTGCGATTCTGTTCGCTGTTGAGGAAGCGCGAGCGCGAGGGCTGGGCATATTGCGCGATCTCGCGCCACTCCGCCTCATAAGGCTGGCGCAATGTCTTGAGCGCCGACAGCCGCCGGTCGCAACGCTCCTTGAGCGTGGCCTGGGTCATGGAGATCAGCCTCCCAATGTCGTGGTGGTCGGCGCGCTGCCGAGGCCGAGCGCGCCGGTATAGGCCGTCGCCATCAGCGCACGGCGGCGACGGATATCGTCATCGACGCGCGGCGCGGTGGCGCCGCCATCAGGGAGTTTCAGGGACTGACGCTCGGGCAGCGTCTGCGGTTTGGGGGGTGAGGGCATGCACATGGTGCAAGCGATACGGCGGATGGGCGGGCGGTTGAATCAGGTTGTAGCCTGATCATGGGGCAACAGTTGCCGGGCAGATCGACGCTTCTTTTTCGAGCCGCTCAACTCACCTCGCACTGCGGCTAAGACGTCTCGCCGGGCGGATGCAACTCTTCACAGCGGGCCACACGGGCGCCATCCGAATCTCTCATGCTGATAGTAAAATCGACGTATAGATAACCGTGATTGGGCACATATTCCCCATCGACGATGATCCATGCGCCATCGACTTTGATAGCGGCAGCGCAAGGGCGGTGATTGGCTTCGAGTATTGCTTTTCGCAGCCACACGTCGCGATCTGACCAGTCAGGAAAAAGCTCATCAATAATTCGAAAAGGGAAACGGGCCAACGGGTAGGGTCTGACCTTGCCAGTGTTTAAACGGTCATCTCCTACGATGATCCATGCGTCGAGATGTTCGAGTGGCTTATCGTCGCCCGGCACGACCGCCGCATAGGGATTTTCCCGGTCACATATCTTGCGCGTGGCCCAGCCGCGCTTGCCTGGGCAATCAAGCAGCCGGTCCATTCTCTTTTGCAGATCGCGACTAGGCCCAAGCATCCATGAAAGGCGTCCTTTGGAGAGCGCTTCTACAATCGCCGGCGACAGATCGGGCGGCTTGCTCTCCCTCGAGTGGACATTGTTGTTTCGATTCGCATCGTCGAGCGCCGATGGATCAGACGGCTCGCAGCCGGAAACGAACATAGCCGCACCCAGCGCGGTCAGGATCAT